CACCACTGATCTTATCATCTGGATCAAACATATCCTGTGATGCATAAGTGTGGTTAGTACATACTAATCCTACGTTAAGCGAGCCAATCATATTAACTGTGTTACGAACAAGTGAAGTCAATGCCTTAGGCTTACGACCCATATCACCTTTCATATCACCCTTGTTAAACTGATCAACGTCAGTAGGTGTTAGCAACATACCCAACGAGTCAATTACAAACAACACTTTAGGACGGTCTTCTTCGTCCATTGCTTTAAAGTCTGTAATAAATGTTGAGATAGTTTTTGCTACATCATCAATCATTGACATGTTTAGTTTAAGAAGTTTATCTTCACTAGTGTCAACGTCAAGAGCCTGTAACCAACTCTCGTCAAGTGCGTTCTCTGAGTCAATTAGTACTACAAAGATGCCTTGATCTTGTGCGTGTTTTACAACGTTACCTGAACAGAAATAACTCTTACCTGCTCCTGATTCGCCTGCAAACACAGTAACCTTACCTAGTGGAACACCTTTGTGAAAGTCTCCTGAGATAAGATAGTTTAGCGCATATGATCCTGTTGAAATCCAATCAGTAGGATCATTAAATCCAGCACTCATGCCTGAGATACTTTTTGTCAAGTCCTTACGGAACTTACTAACATCAAATGATTTAGCCATGTTTTCTCCTATTTTAAAAAGCACCTCTACTAGCAATAGAGTTTTGACAGGTAAACCGTGAATCTCTGCTCTGTGGTTTAGCTAGTAGAGGTTGTTTGTTTATTAACCTTGACGTGAACGAATCATTGCTAGAATGTCGCTTGCGCCTTGGCCGCCTGTTTCTGCAGGTACTGTCTCTGCAACTGGTGCTGCCGCTGGTGCTGCCTCAGGTGCTGGAGTCGGTGCCGGTGCTACTGGAGCACTTTGACTAACAGCCGTTGCTTGTGGTGATGCCGCTTTTTGCGGATCGCCTGTACGTGCTTGCATGCCTGCAGGACGGAAGTAATTACTCCAACGATCAGGATCATATGCTTCACCGTCTACTGACGCTTCAAACATCTCCTGCATTACTTTAATAGCAGTTGCATCAGGCTTTTTAGGAAGGAAGTCTGACAAGTTAAACAAACCATGAGTATCAATAGCTGCCATCTCGTTATCTGCTAATGGTCGCTCTCTACGTGCCCAATTACTTGTGCCGTAGTCTGCATAACCACCTTTCGACGTTTTATTAAGACGGAAGTCTACACCAGCAGTATAATCTGTTGGCAATTCTTCCATGTCTGGGTCCATTAATGCTGCCTTAATGATCTGAAAGATCTGTGGGCCAATAATGAAACGTCTAATTGGATTCTCTGGTGATTCGTCGTTAGTTAACGGATTATCAGTTACGAATCCTTGGAATACGTATGAACGCTTTTTCCAATATTTACGACCCATGTCTTCTAGACTTGCGTCTTTAAACCAACCACGTACTTCTTGTAGGATTGAACAGCTATCGCCATACATTTCCATACACGGTACTTGTACTTGTACTGGACGTGAATCAGTTTCACCTTTTACGCCTGCAAAAGGAAGTTTGATCATTAAACGTTCTTTCCAGAAGAAAGTGTTGTCTTGATCGCCATCAGGTAAGAAACGCATCGTTGCCGACTCGCCTTCTTTAATATTCCAAAATGGGTAAATTGGGTTTGGACCTTGTGATTGTCCGCCGCCGGAAGAGCGTTGCTCTTGTTCTTTAAGTTTAGCTCGAATTTCTGCTAATGATGCCATAGTTAATGCCTCCAATGTTATGCCTATGTTCTGTAGCGTTATTGCTACATGTGCCTTTTTGTGTTATAGCACAGTATTAATTATATACTGATTTACAACTCTTGTCAAGTGTTTTTTTAAAGAAAATACATAAAAACTTATAAGTGGGTTAGCGTAGTCCTGCTAACTCACGTATTCTATCCATATTATTTGCTTCAGTTGCTAGTGCGTTACTGAACAACTCGGTCAAGTTATAAATATCCCAAGTGTCAGTTTCGTCTAGTACATACTGTGTACCATCGTCACCTGTAACACTAACAATTTCAAATTCACCTTCTTGTACATAGCCAGTTGCGTTTATTTTAACATTAACAGGTATGCCTTCAAGATCAATTTCTTCTTCTGACCCAGCTTTAAAACCTAATCCGTCAAGTTTTGCAGTAAACACTTCGGTATCGTCTGTACGTTCAACGTCTGTTAACTCTTTGCTGAAGTCTAAGAAAATCTCTTTGCTGGCTGCTTCCATTTGCTGTGGCTGTGTGCGCATTTGAAACTCTTCAAACTTTGCAGTTACTTGTTCAATAAACTGCTTTGCTGATTCAATATACTCTTCGCCGTAGTCTTTTTCGACCATTGTTAGTACTGCTGTTTCGCCTTTTGGAAATGCTCCATTTTCTCTATCAAAGTATGATAGGATGAACTCGCCTAATGGAGTCTTTTGTTCTTTTTCTTCGTGACCATCATCTTTACTAATTGAACCGTCTTTATCGATCTTAACATCCATAGTGTTATCGTCATCTTTAAGATTCAATGAATTAATTAGTTCCATTACTGGATACAATGTGTTTACAATTTGATTGCCAAAACGTCCGTTGCTACCTGAGCCTGGCTTAGTTTCTAATTTCTTAGCTTCACCACGTAGTTGCATCATGTTGTCGATAATTTCTTTAGCGTTTTTATCCATGTCTCTAAAGTCTTTGGTCTTACCTTGTAGCCATGTGTATACGTCCCATGTATCACTTACATATTGGTTTGCTAAGTTGCCTTGATCGTCATCTTGACCACGTTCGATCTTTTTGCCCTTGCCACGTAATACACCTAATAAATCAACTGCGTCTTCTGCACTATTGATGTATGCTTCGTCTACATTGTCTTCGCTTGTATCACACTCACAAGGTGCGCAACCGCAATCGTCACAATCTTTACCTTCGGCAAACTGGCCCATCATTTCTTCAAAGCCTTGCTCTAGTTCAATCTCTTCTTTGGTTGTTCCTTTTTTGCGACAAGAACCTGGCTCTCCTTCTTTAGTACCAGGTACTCGTTCGTGTCCAGTCCAGCAAGGACCTTTCTTTTCTTCTAAATCGTCTGGTCCTAGTGATTTTGCTTTAGTTGCTTCACTTACTAGATTATAAATGTATGGGAATACATCTGCTAGTTCTTCGTTGAACTGCTTAATAGTAAGTTGATCAATCCAATTTTCTGCAACGTCTGTAGGCACATCTTCCATCATTGGCTTAGCATATGCTGCAAATGTTTCTGCATAAAACTTTGGCTTTTGCAATGACTCGATTGTTTTCTTAACTGTACTAATACGTTCTTTAACTGCGTCAACATATCCTGATAGGCTTTCTGCCATTACAGCACTACGACCCATATAGTTGTTGAACTTGCGCAACTTGCTCATCTCTTCTGATAAGCCTACAATGTGTCCGCCGAACTCATCATGCGGTTTGCCGCCTTCTGCTACGTGACGTGCCATTGCTCTTGCACCACTTAGGTGTTTGAACGGATATATAAAACGTTCGCCTTCTGCGCTTTCAATATAAATTTTGCCAATGCTGCGTGTACGCCCTGCGGCACTTTCTTGGTTAACACCTTCTGTGTGCTTAATTACAATACGTGCTTCACCTATCTTTTGGTAACTAATTCTGCTAGTACCATATAGTTTTGATTCGTTCATGTTCTCGTCCTCAGGGGTTTTCGCTAAGAATTTATAGTCTCTCTTATTTAAATTTGACTTTGTAATATCTCTTACACTGTATGGTAGCATACGTTTTTTACTAAACACACGTAATTCTTTTAGGAAATCATACCATGCTTCTTTGGTCATTTCGTCTTGATCTTCCATAAAATCTTTACTATAGATAACTGTTAGTCCGTCATCTTCGTTGATAGCAACACTTACTTTACCAAGTCCGTTATAATCAAAATCAAAGAAACGTGCCATAGTCGGTTCGTTAGTAACTGTTCCTGCTTCGTCACCGATAGTAACTTCTGGAAATCTTCCTCTAATCTTGTTAAAAAGGTCTTCGCCTATTTTGTCAAATTCTTGCATAATGTATTTATCTACCTAGTTAAAAGTTACTACTTATAAAGATGGGCATAGGTGCTTCGTAATCTTCCATGTCTTCTGCTTGTGTAAATGTATTATATATTCTCGGATCCCAGTCTTTGAGTACAGCCATCATTCTTAGTGCTAATAGTGTAGCACTTACTAGGTCATCCGTCATACCAGACTTTGCTTGAAAACTACTGCCAGTTGCAACATAACCTTTAAGTTCACTTATTAGTGGTTTAGACTTAATTAACATCTTGTCGCTTTCTAGCATAGTTTTAAGTCTACTACATGCTGTAATTTTAGTACCGTGTGTGGTGTTAAATCCTTTACGGAACTTTCTTACATGACCTTTGCGCATAGGCTCGCTTACAAATAGTCCTGGAATATTTTCTTCGCCAAAGTCTTGTATAACTAGCAAACATGCTTCGCCTATACCATTATTTTCAACACTCCAGTATATGCCATTTGCATTATTAGTTTCTTGTTGTATGTAGTTGCATATGTCTGCAAGTACTCTTATTTGTCCAGGTATAGCAGTTTGGTTGTGCTGCCATTCTGCTACTTGTTCGTAACTAGGCAATTCAAACACTTGTATAGCAGCATTGTCGCCGCCTGTGCCCATACTAGGATCTAGTGCTACTGCATATGTAAATTCTGGACTTGGCTTTTTGTACCAGCGTGTTTGTCCCATATTAAGAGTAGGTACAACACCTTCCATAACAGCAAGTTTTAAACTATTGATTAATGTTTCATCAAATACTAAGAATTCACAACCATATTCACGTCTAAACTTTTCTTCTCCAATGCGTCCAATTTCTTCTTCTTTCCATTTTTCATCTCTATCTGGATGTTCGTGCCATTCAGCAACAAATCCATGGAAGCCATT